AAACCTTTTAGACGAAGAAAGGTATTATGTTTATAAGCCAGTATTGTTGTGGGAAGTTTCTGGAACAGAAAACACAAAGTCTTTAAATAATGAAATTGGAACACAGTCTTCTTATTTACTTACAGCGATTCCGCTAAACGCAGATTTATCTGCAGATGTTCCAATTGTTAAAAATAACATAGTTATCAATAACACATTTAGTTTAGGAGAGGCAGTATTTTGGATTGCCAGATATAACGGATATTTTTATTCACAGGGAGAAATTATTAAATATGATGCCGTTCAACATAATGTTACTGGGTTTGGAAACGTTTGGATAACTTCTATTGAGGAATACCAGTACTATTTTGCAAAACTACCATTTAATGGAAAAATATACCCAACTGGATTAGTTAGAATTTATTCAGAGCCAAATTATTTTGAGCAGGGCGGAATAGTAAAATTACAAAATGGTCCAGTTGCAAAGCATGGTCGTGGTCAGTTTGGAACAACTGTTGTTGCACATTCTGCTGGTATTTCTGATTACTGGAAGTCAGATGACAATGTTAAGGGATGTTACATGTCGTCTGAATACTTATTTGATAACAAAACCCCAATACCATCAACAACAACATTATCGGCAGGCAAAAATACAAACACTGGGACATTCTCTGATGCAATAAGCAGAACATCTTCAAGAACTGGGCTTATCAAAAACTTTCTTTCTACAACATTGACTGGTGAAATAACTACTCAAACCCAACAGCAACCTGGATCAATTCAATCTTCTGCGCTGTCAATAACTGGACCAAACTTTACAACAAAAGAAAAGCCTAGAGATTTTATATCATATGTTCATAAATCTTTAGAAAATAAAAAATATAAACATTTTGGAACCAGATTAAGGATTATTGGAAAGATAGAAAACAATCAAGATATAGGTCAAACCTCAAATGGATCGTCAACATATTTCGTTGTTCAGGGTTCTACTCCAGATAAAAATATTAACATATCTGGAGGATCTGCAGGTATATCTGTAATGCTAAATCCCACAACAAATGTTGGATATTATTTTGAAATAGCAGCGTTAGGGCTTGGCAAGTTATCAGAAACACAACAACAGGGCGTTAGCAATGTATTTTTTTATAAGATAAAATCTGAAAACGGAAAGGCTATTCCAATTAAATTATGGGATGGCATAGGTCAAATCACCGTTGATGATGGAAAATTTACTGGACAGTCAAGAAGTTTTGCAGAGGAAAATCCGACGGTATATGATTTAGCAGTAGAATATGAAGACATAGGAACAACAAGACGATTCTATTTATTCCTAAATGGAACAATGATAAAAACTGTAGACGATGTAGATCCGTTGCCAGCATATTCAGATATCGCATTATTTACAAGAGGCTCTTCTAGGGCCATGTTTGAAAATGTATATGCTCTTTGCAATAACTATTCTCAAAATACATCATTTAGTTTGGGGGCTCCAGTAAACTCTGTTTTTGGGGATTCTGAAATAGATGCAAATGAATCATTTAGGAAATACTCTATTAGCGGTTTAATACAAAACACTTACCTGACTGGAATTGGATCTTCAGAGCCACCAAAGTATAATATTTACTTTGAAGAATTTGGAAGTATAATGAGAGAGGCTGCAGTATTTAATTTTAAGTATGACAAAGCATACCCAGCACTTAGTGCAAAAATATCTCCAACATTTAATAAAATGAAAGGTTATGCAGTATCTGGTTTTAGAGCAGGATCTTATGGAGCAGAGTTTTTAATTTTTAATACAACCGATGCCCCGCTGTCACTAGATGAAACCAGTGGAAATTATTTAAGAATTCAAGGAATTGCTTTTACTCAGGAATCTAATAATAACCTTACTGTTGATGAATATTTTAATAAAAATAGCCTTGTTTCAAATCCTAAATTTATTGCAGACAAACTGATATCAAACCCCTACAAATTTAAACAAGATTATCAAGACATTAAACTTAGCAGAATGACATATGGCAAAAAAGATTTTGCAATAGACACCCTGTATGTACAATCACAAGACGAGGCTTCAAGTCTTATGAAATGGTTGGTTGAAAAGATTACAAAGCCCAGAAGGTCTATTGGAGTTCAAATATTTGCAATTCCAACAATTCAACTTGGTGATATTGTTAGTGTAGACTATAAAGAAAACAATATAAGCATGGCATCAAATCCAGATAACAGGTTTGTAGTTTATAATATTGAATTTTCAAGAAGTTCAGATGGGCCATCAATGACATTGTTTTTAAGTGAGGTGGTTTAGTGTCTAGTCCAATACGGTCAGTAGATCCAAAATATCTTGATGCTGTTGCAGCAATTCCAAAGCCTTCTCAAAATAAAAAAGACGACTCTGTAAAAATTGCAACGCCAGACCTGATATTATCAAATAATGAAATAATGTCAATTGAAATAATGACAGACCTAATCTTTGAGGATATAGGCGGATACGAACTGGCAACAATATCGAGACATGACTTAGTAAATGGTCAGAAAGTTGTTTATGCTCCAATAAAAAATTTAACAGATCTTTACTTGCAGTATAACCCAAACAATATCTTAAGGCTTCAATCATCTGACTCTTTTTTTAAATCTTTGTCACTATCTATTTTAGATAGATTGCCTATATGTGGCACAGGGTATGATATTTCACCCCCAACAGATAACCCAAGCGAAACTGACAAAAAGAAATGGACAAAAACTCCAAACTGTAAATCTATATATATAGATCCGATTACTGGAGACCTTGTAATTAATCTAATAAACATGAAAGAAAATGAGCAGGTTGAGGTAGAAATATTGACTGCTGGAAACATTTTTGATGATACAATATACTACGGGAGTAGCCAATGATAACCAATATAGGTAAAAATCTTTTAGCAAAGTATCTTGTGGGGCAGACACCGTCCTATGCTTCTCATATTGCCATAGGATGTGGAGCCAAGCCAGTTGTTTCTGACCATGTATTTTCCCCTGCAGAGTTAACAGCATTAAAAGATAAAGAGTCTTTAGATTTTGAAATGTTTAGATCTCCAATTATTTCCAGGGGATTTGTAAATGAAAATGGATTATCTAAAGTAGTCTTAACAGCAGAATTGCCAACAGAAGAAAGATATGAAATTACTGAGGTTGGAATATTTTCTGCAGGATCGAACCCCGTTGCTGGGTCATTTGATAGTAGAGTCGTATACTCTTTTGCCGATACAGACAATTGGCGCTATAGCATTGATGGGGAGTCTCCAGTAGAAATACCTGTAGACTATACCCCACTTGATGGACAAAACAATAATGGAACAATTGCTAAGACACAAAAGGTTTTTTCTACAAACGCTGACAATAGAATTTTTACACAACAAGATAGAGTTGGAAGAAATGAAAGATGTAGGTTTTTAAATAATATAGTTGTAATGAGAGGAGACTCTTCCTCCCTTTCATATAATACTCAAGGGGGCATGGTACCATTAACACTATCAGATTATATAATCTTAGATAAAACCTCAACAGACTTTACTAAAAACGGCCCACTTGATGAATTAAGGTTGGCGTTTTCTATTGTAAATAAAGTTGCCAATTCAAATACAGTACCAGACAATGTAAAAATACTTTTGGAGTTTTCTCATCCTGGACCAAACGCAAGTATTCAGTATGCAAAATTTGTAGTAGATATTGATAATATTAATTATGATCAAGGAATTTCTGAATATAAACACAACTTTCAAAATAATAGATATGTTGTAGTAGCAAAAAAATTTCAAGAACTAGATAAAAGTTTAAGATTTGATTGGGCAAGCGTTTCTGTTGCAAAAATTTATGCATGTGTAACTAAGGCAGGATCACCGTCAGATTTATTTTATGTTTGTTTAGATGCCTTAAGAATTGAAAACACAACATCTACTAATTCGTTATATGGTTTGACAGGATATTCTATAATTAAAAATGTAAATTCACGACCAATAATTAAGTCAGCCAATACAGCAAATTACATAGAGTTCAGATTTGTTTTGGATGTTTAGCCATGAATAAAACTCCAGACAAGGGAATAAAAAATGTTGTAATTAAAAGAGATTCACTTGGAAAAGTAACAGAAAAAAACTCTGTAGTTTTAAGGTTTAGAATAATATCAGAAGACAAAAATAGAAAGTCCGCATACTCTCAAATATTCGTTGCTGAATCTGGAGAAGTGCTGTTGGGTGCAGGGGATATAAATATCCTTGGTAACACAGTTATGGTTAACTGGTCTGCTGGAGAAATTTCAGCACAAATAATATATGATGTTTTTGTAGGATTTGATTCTGCAGCACCAACCTTTGTGGCATCAACTGGGTCTTCAAACTATTCATTTTTAAAAACAGGAACATCTTCTGTCCGTGTAGTAGTTCAAGCATCATCAACTAATCCAGCAATAAATCCTGACTTAAAAATCTATGACTCTGGAATAGTCAGTCTGGTATAATTATATTATGGCAATTTTACCTGTACCCGAAAGAGGGCAGCCTTTAGACGTAACATATATCTATCAGATAGTTAAGGCTCTTAATGATCTTTCTACCCAGGCATCAACATCAACATACAAGTATGTCACAGTAGATACAAAGAACTCAGGAAAGCAAAGTGTAAAAACTTCTGAAGCAAGAATTATTGGTGGATTTGTTCAAGTTACTTCTGGTTCATCACAGACTGCAGGATCTATCCAGCCTTTTTCTTATAGCCTTCCTAGCGAGTTTAAGTTTCCTCCAATTGTTACGGCAACGCCAATTAACATTGGAAATACTGATGCTGGAAAGGATGTTACGGTTACGCTATTAAGCATTTCAAATTCAAAAATTGAGGGTACTGTAAAATTTAATGTTGGTGGAGATACTACTGTCGGGATTAATTTATTGATAGTAGGAATCCCCAACTAATGATTTTTTGTAAAAGATGCAAAGGAAGAATGTTTATTGATAGATCATTTTCACAAATAAACAATCTTGAAATATATTGTATGTCTTGCGGGTCGAGAACATTTTTTCATCCGCCTAGTAATTCACAGGAGGGCATGTGGCTGTTAAAAAGGGAACAATTCAGAGCGAAGGTTACAATGTCCTCCCTGTAATATCAGGGAACAAAAAGGTTTGTTTTTTAAATGGTGACCTTGTAAGAATTCATCATTTAAATAAATCTAATGGAATAATGTCTGTTTATAATATTAATAAAGACAGGATCGAAAGTTGTTTAATTAATGATTTTAAAAAAAATAAAGAGCGAGCATACACGGTTGGAGAGACTGCTAATTTAGTTAATCGTCATAAAAAATATATGCCATCTCTTATGAGAAGAGGAATTATTCCATTTCCAAAAGGTTCTCAAAAGGGTGGAGAGAGAGGTTTCAGAGTTAGATCATATTATTCAGAATCGCAAGTAAAAGAGATTCGTGATATACTGGCTACATACCATATTGGCAGACCAAGAAAAGATGGACTAATAACAAATGATATTACGCCCAGTAAGCAAGAGTTGACAAGAAGAATGGGCGATGGTATACTTACATATACGAAAACAGAAGATGGGCGATTTATTCCTGTATGGGGTGAGTCTATTTAGCGAAGGGTATAAGAATGGGAAATGAAGCAACAAAGGTATCTGTAACGCTTGGATACACATTAAATCTAGGAAATTTTCAATCACTAAGGCTAGACCTTGGGGTAACAGACTCAAAGCGAGACGGAGAAAATACAGATCAAGCATTTGAGCGTGTTTACAAGTTTGTTGAAGATAAACTTACAGCAAAGATTTTAGAAGCACAGACCGAAGCCGAAGCAAAATAATGGCAGAACGCAAAGACCGCATGGCTTTGCTTAGTCGTTATAGTAAATTGCACACTCAACGATATGAGCAGAAGCCATCTCTCAATCTTAATGTAGAGCAGTGGGCTGCAGATGCACTAGTTGAGTCGTATGGAATCTCGGTATGTTATGAGTTGCTAGATTTTTATTTTGAAATTTCTACTAGTCCATCGTGGAATATTTTTGCCTACAAGGCTCAGGCATTGTTGGATAGTAAAAATGAAATAAACAAAGACAGAGAAGAGCGAGCACAACGCAGACAAAAAGCAAGGGAGTGGCTGAGTGAATAGTACAAAAGCAAGGTCATTGACCAAGGCCTTGACATGGAGAATCATAGCAATCATTAGCACCTTTGTGCTTGCTTGGTATTACACTAGGGATATTGCCTTTACTGTATCGTTTACAATTGTGTCAAATGTTATTAATTTTATTTTATATTATATACATGAGAGAACTTGGCTTAGGGTTAGATGGGGGAGGTCATGGAACAAAGAGACCGCTTAGAAAGATGGTGCGATAAACACAACCATAAGATGGGATTAATTAGGACTATTAGCGCATTAATTGTATTTATGCTGCAGGTGGTAATATTGTATAGGGTTTCACGATGAACGATGTAGAATCTAAATTAATTTCTGCAGTGCTGCAAGACAAGCAGATACATGTTCTCTTACAGGCTAATGTAGAAAACCTCTTAAAAACACACGGAGATATTTGGAATTTCATAAGACTGTATTTTGAAAATAATTCTTCCTTGCCACCAAGTGACCTAGTTAGAGAAAAGTTTAGAGACTTTGATCCAGTTCCAGGCGTTGGAGCAACAAGGCACCACCTTGAAGAACTGCAAGGTGAATACTTAAGGGATAGTCTAAAAGATATTCTTAGGTCTGCTGCTACTGATGTACAGCAGGGCGAGGGCGGTAAAGCGTTAGAAAATTTAATTACTCAGACATCAGAGTTAAAAAAGAATACTGCTGCTATTAGAGATATTGATGTAACAGACTTAGAGTCTGCCATTGCATATTTTGAAAATGTAAAGAAGCAGAAGGAACTGGGATATATTGGGATTAAGACTGGGCTTCCAGGGTTTGATAACTATTTACCTTCTGGAATCATGCCAGGGCAGTTGGGAGTGTTCCTTGCATATCCAGGTATAGGAAAGTCGTGGTTGGCTCTCTATTTCGCCGTACAGGCTTGGAAACAGGGTCGTAGCCCACTAATCATAAGCCTTGAAATGAGCGAGGCAGAAGTTCGCAATCGTGTATTTACAATTATGGGCGAGGGCCGTTGGTCTCATAGAAAACTTAGCAATGGAGAAATTGAACTAGAGATGCTAAAAGATTGGCATAGTAAAAATCTACAAGGCAAGCCAGAGTTCCACATTGTTTCAAACGATCAGGGTGGAGAAATTAACCCATCTGTGCTTCGTGGAAAGATAGATCAGTATAAGCCAGACTTCGTTATTGTTGACTACCTACAACTAATGTCTCCAAACCAAAAATCTGAAAATGAGACGGTACGCATGAAAAACCTATCTCGTGAACTTAAACTAATGGCCATTGCAGAAGAAGTTCCCATTATCGCTATTTCTTCTGCTACCCCAGACGATGTGACCAAACTAGAGGCTGTCCCAACGCTTGGTCAAACAGCATGGTCAAGGCAGATTGCATATGACGCTGACTGGGTGCTGGCCCTAGGTCGTGGTGCCAATAGTGATGTTATTGAGTGTGCTTTTAGAAAGAACCGAAATGGGTTTATGGGTGATTTTCTAGTACAGTGTGATTTTGACAAGGGATACTATAGGTATAAAGACTTTGAAGATAAGCAGGTATAATATGGTATGTCAAAAAATAAGGAGAACATCCCGCCAGATTTCTATCACCATAAGCCTTTAAGGAAGTTTTTTATTGATGGCGTTATTCAGGATGAGGCTCTTTTAGGAAGATTAAAAATTGAATATATAAGATTGTTGGTCTCAGAAATGAGGTTGTGTGGGTATGTACCAAGATTTGATATTGACCCAGACTTTACAATAAGGTATAATGAGATAAAAGGGTTTTTTGAATTTGAATTATCTATACACGGAGTTTACGCAGGGAAAAGGAAGAGCGAATGGATAG